TTGTTAAGGACGTGAACCCTTGGTTCGACGTCAGCGTGTAGGCAGTCGACGTGCCGGCCGTAGTGGTCAACGCGCCAATGTCATCGCGAAACTTTGCCGTGGCCGCCATCATTCCGCGCGCGGAGTTGTTGACCGTCGAAGGCGCCTGGCCCTCGCTCCACAATATCGTGGCGTCAGCAGTCGCATTGCTGGTCGCGGTTTGGCTCCAAGTGTAGATGGTGATTTTCGCCTCCTATCCGGTTCGAGCTGTGACTTTTTGCCCTCAGGATTATGATAATCCCATTGCCCCGAAAAATCCCGGCGCCCCCGTACCCATGGGCGCGCGTGCCTGTTGCGCTAGACCCTGCAATTTTTGGTAATTCGCCAATTGCATATAGGGCGAGATACCCGCGTCAGCCGACAGCATGTTTGGCGTTTGCGCTTGGTTCATTTGCCCGTTAGCGCGCACCTGCTGCATGTTGTTGTTCAAGTGCGCCATGACGTCGGCGAGCTGCTGTTGCCCCTGCGCGGCGCCGTAATAGTTGGCCTGCTGCTGTCCCTGCGTGATTGCCGCCACCGCCTGCGCCGTCTGCGGATCAACCGAGCCCTGACCCACGCCCCCGCTCGCCACCGCCGTAGGTGCCCCCGGCATAGGCGCCGCGTAGTAATCCGGATAGACCGTCGGCTTGTAATCGTTAAACGGATACGGCAAGTCGGACGGCTGCGAGAGCTCGCCCTGCATAGGGCTGTGTTTGGCGTAGATCGGCGCCAATGTTTCCGGCGTGTAGTGATTTGCTGCGAGCTCGCCCGGCGTTGCCGCATTCTGCAATGGATTGATCCCGAGCGAGGCGCCGTAAGCGTCCATGTTCGGAGCCCACTCCAAAGGCGGGTTATCCTTCGCCAGTCCCGGAACGTCAGTCATTTGACCGTGGTAGGCCGGGCCACCCGAGATCATGCGCGGCGGCGCCGCCTCGGGAACGGCTTGATTGCCCGGCATCCCTATGGCTTGGCTTAGCGTCTGCCCTCGAGCCGCTGCGCGGTTCATGATGCCGGCCATTATGGGGAGAGGGTCGGATGCGTCCTCGCCCTTAGCCAGACTAAAGAAACGCGCGCGAATGTTTGGGTCTTGGAGCTCGCCGGAAAAGCGCGCGCGAGCCTGCACCAGATCCGGGCGACCCGCCGCCCATGGCATGTCTGGCCCCTCAACGCCGTGCCATTCTCCCGACTTCGGAGAGCGCCACACCATAGGGCCACCGTTGAAGCCTACTTGCTTGCCGGTTCGTGGATCAACCGAGCCGTTGCCGGTCGCATAGTTATTCCCGTTCCACCCGCCCAATAGCTGCGGGAGCATATCGGAGTAGTCGGCCGACCCCCGCCCGTAACTCTGATATGGGTAGTAATCGCTCATGAGGTCCCCAACGTTTCCGGCGCGTTAGTGCCGAGTGTTGGCTGCTGCTCAGTGCCGAGCTGTTGCGGCGCCTGCGTCCCCAGCTTCGGCACGCCCGGCATTGCGATCTGCCTCGGCTTGCCGAGCGATAGCGCCAGTTGCACAAGGTGCGCCTGTCCGGTGCGGTGCGCGACGTTGAGCATGGCCTGTTGCAAAATTCTGGTATTATGCTTCATTTTTTATGGCCTCTTGCAGGCGGGAGAGTACTCGGAGGAGGAGGATTGCTCGGCGGCGGAAGAGTGCGCGGCGGCACCGGTTGCCCATACCCAAGCCGCCGCGCTTCCTCGATAACCTGCGCGCCTAGTTTCGGATCGAGGCGCTTAACCGCGTCCGTGAGCTCCTGATAATATTTTGTTCCAGGTATGCCGGCGATCGGCCGCGCCAATCTGCTAGCCGTTAGCCTCATCGCCCCATGGCTGGCCAGCGACGCTGCCGCCACCGGAGGAGAGAACATCCCGGCAACGCCATGCCCCGCTATTAGAGCGGCAACGCGGCCCGTTCCGCTCGGGTTGCCGAACTTTTCAACTTGCTCATATCCGCCGCCGTGGGTGACCAAATCTTTTAGGATCTGGTGCAAGCCCGGCCTGTGACCGAACCATATGTCAGCAGAGTCCGGATTGAGCTTTAGGTATGCGGTGCGGAATTTCGCGACCGACCATCCCTTGTCCGTGCGGCCCATTTCGTAAATCATCCGCGCGGCTATATCCCCGACGTGATCGCCGATCGCCGTTGCGACCTGTTGCACCTTCCGGACGTCAGATCCGCTCGCCCGCCCCGAGAGCGTTATAATGCGTTTAATGACCGTGCCTTCGGGTGCGGTAATCGATTTGCCGACTAGCGCCTTTAAGGTCTGATCAATCTTGCGGTGCTCACGGAATAGGTCGGTTGCGTCACGCCAAGCATTCAATCCGGCTTGACCACCGCCCTTGATTGCCGCCTGCTGCATGTCGTCAGTTATGGCGCCCCAAACGGCATCGAAGGATTTTTTCTCGGGGTCACGCTCGAGCCCGGCCTTGCTTCCTAATCCGCCCGCGCGTGTCCGAAGAGAGCCCATACCGTCAAAAGGCATTCCGCCTTTACGCGATAGCCCCTCTGCGATCAAATCGCGCGCCTTTTGCCCGGTCGGATTAGCGCCGCGTTCGATCTGCCGCGCAAGCTGCTTGTCGAGCTTGCGCAGATTGTTCAGTGGGAACAGTTCGTCTTTATCTCTGAGCGTCTTTTCAACGGTGTCGTAAATCGCCTTTTCCATTTCCGGCGCGACAACGTCTTTCCAATAACGCACGCCATCCTTGGCGATCTCTCCGGCGCCCTCGGGGATGCCGTAGGCTTCAATGATTTGCTTGACCCTGCCCTCGAGGTTTTCCGCCATCGCCTGCGAGCCCTTTACGACTGGCGTGCCGGCCCAAGGGATGTTAGGGAGCGCCCCCGCAGTGCGCATCTTTGACGGGTTATTTGTCGCCGCCATATCCGGCAACATAGCTTGCAGACGGTTCGACGCGTCGATCTTATCCTGCCGCGACGGTCTGGCGAGGTTGGCCTCGTGCGGCGGCGCTACATAAGGCGCTTTGGCGGCTCCGACGCTGCCGCCCCCTGGAGCTGGCTCGCTGACTGCTTGTCCGCGTGGCGCGCTAGCCCCTCCATTCGCTGCGCTTTCATTTGCAACCTGCGGTGCTCGTAGCTGTCCGCCGGATGGTTGCTCGCCAGTCTCCGGAACACGTTCGCCCAGCCCCGGCGACGCTTGCCTGCTTCTGACATTTTCCGCCTCTATCCCCGCTCTCTCTATTGCGTCGTCAACCGACATGCCGCCTTTGACAAGGTTGACGACGCGCGTCTCTTCCTTATCTGATAACGTGTACGGTATGCCGTTGTCCTCATGTATTCTATACGCCTCATTAAGTATTGCATCCCGTTCAGGCGTTTGCGCCAACCGCGACATATCTGCAGCGTCAGACGCGCCGTGCTGTATCGGCACAACGCGATCGCCGGCCGCTATCGGTGCTTCCGGTGCAGGAGGCGTTATAACCGTTCCCGGCCCGGTCCCCTGATCACCTAGCGATCCCCGCAGGTCGCGCGCTGTTGGCGCTGCTTGCGTGGCCAAGCCGGGCTCGGTTGCCGCGAACCCGCCCGCCTGTTGCCGCGCTGCCGGCTCGCCAGCGAACGGCTTATTTTGCGCCGCTACTGCCGGCCCCCCGTAGGGAATATTGATCTCGAGATGGCCCTCTGGATTTATGCCCTGCTGTGGTGCGGCCGGCGGCGCATCGTAATAAACCGGCCCCGGCCCTGCTGGCTGTGGTTTCGGGCTTCCACCTTCCGGCGGAGGCGCTGGCGTTGGCTGCGGCCCAAAGGTCGGCTCGACCCGCTGCGGCTGTGGTGCGATCGGCTGCGGCTGCGGCCCGATCGCCGCGCGCGGATAGGCGCTTACTGCTCGAGCATTGAGGCTAGGCGCGAGCATTTGCGCTATACCCTGCGAGGTATCGAACATTTGCTGTGGTGGCGGCATTTCCGTCGTATACGATGGCACGCCCCGCCCGGCCCCGCCCGTGTAGCCCTGCGCGTAGTTCCCGGTAAGCAAATCCCAAAAAGGTTTGATCGCTTCCGGAACTGCCCAATCCGTATGACCTTTGCCCTGCTCATCAAACCGCGTCGCGAATGGCGCAACTATACTCCGCGCCTCGGTCCCCGGCCGGCCCTCATTCAAAGACGTCGAGAGCTCGCCCGGCTGCTGCGGCTGCTGCGGCTGCTGTAGCGACTGCTTATAGGCTGCAAGCAATTGATCGTCGGACAGTGACGATATTGGAGGAGCGGCCGGCGCCTGCTGCGAGGCTTTATAAGCCTGGATAAGGTCCGCGTCCGAGAGCTGAGAGAGATCCGCCATCAGGTGCCCCCCGGCCCTGCTGGCAGCGCTATGCCGCGTCGCTGCATCTCACGCGCGTAGTCTTGTGTGGAATACGTGCCGAGAGGTGGCGCCGCCTGCGGTGCCGCCTGCTGCGGCTGCGCTGGACCGGGACCATTCCACCGCCACGCGTCTATCATTGTTCCCAAGCCTCGCGCGGCCCGACCTAGGCCACTCGGCTGCGGTTCCGCCTGCGGTGCCGTCGCCGCTTGTGCTGGTGCCGCCGCTGTCGGCGAGGCCGGTGCACCTGGCACCCCTTTCCACGCCTGTGGTGTCGGCTGCGGCGCGACATTAGGCTGCGGCCCGACGCGCGAGCTCGGCGTAAATCCGCCCGGCGAATAAAAGTCGCCTGACCGCATTTGCTGCAATTCGTTCTGCATATCGTCGCGGTTCGCGCGAACGATTTGCAGCGAGCGCTCGAGAATGGTTTTGCGGCCGGCCGGCGTGAGGTTCGGTTGCCCTGGCCCCGGCTGCAAACCCTCGATATAGTTCAAGTCTGTATTGGTGATGCGTCCAGGGAAGGTCGTTTTAAGCTGCGGCAAAATCGATTTGTCTATGATATTTTCCATATCAATCGTCGCCTGGGAACGATCGGTAGGAACGGTGTTATTCATCACGCCGGCGCGCGCATTCGCAAACCATCCGGAGTAGGCTTTTTCGTTGAGGGCGAGCGCTTGCGTTAGATCCTGCTCGAGCTGATTTGCCTGCCGCATCTGCAACGTCATGTCCTTGATACCGGCCGTGTCGAGCTTCAAATCGTCCTTGCCGAGCACGTAATTTTTATAGGCGATCGACCTCGGATCGATCCCAAGTCTGTCGGCTATCGCCTGCCGCCCCTGCGGCGTCTTGTCTGTTTCCCCATCCTGGCCGGCGAGCGCCGTCGCTTTATTCGTCCACGGGTTGACCGAGTAGATAACGTCGCCCGGATGCGCCGTGACGACCGAGTTGACCTTTGGCCCGAGCAGTTGCGGCAAGAGGATTGCGCCGGCTTCCGGGTTGGCCAGGATCGCCGCGGCATTCTGTGGCGAGATCAATTGCCGCCCGTTGCTGTCGGTAAGCCCGAGAAGCGTATTGTACCTATCGCGCGCCGTCATGTTGCCCATGGCGTGCGCCCAATCCTCCTGACCCTGTTGCATCCACCCGAGCGGTTGACTATAGAAGTTCTGCTGTGGTGCCGGCTGTGGTGCGGGTTGCTGTTTCGGCTGCGGTACGGGCTGGGCTGACGGCTGCGACGCCGCGGCTTGCGCGTCGGTGCGCGCCTGTTGCGCGGCTTCTTGTGCAGCCGTGTAGCGTCTCGCGGCCTCGGCTCCGTTAAACAAGTCCTGCAATCCGCCGCCGATCGCCTGCGGAATTTGCGTCAATCCGTTCGCGAAATCGTCCAAGATGCCCATTTATTTCTTGCCCTTCGCAAACCCGGCGAGCCCGCCCGTGGCCTTGTCATAGTTCACGGTTTTGATACCATTCACTTGCCCGACCGCTTCCGGATGCTTTTTCTCGACTTCTTGCGCGAGTAGTCCGAGATGCGTCGTTGCGGTCGGGTCGCCCTTGTAGCTGTATTTGTAGATTTTCTGGCCGTCGTTGGTCTTTCCGACCTGCTGGATATTGTCCTTCACGCGTTCGTCGGAAAACATGCTGAAGAGGCCGCCAAGGCCGCCCGAGCCGAACAAGCCACCGAGCATTCCGGTTCCCAGAGTGCCGCCCCCACCGCCCCCGCCGCTCCCGCCTGACGCGCCCGCGCTCGAGTTAAAGCCCACCTGCATTCCTGATTGAGACCCGCTCGTGGACGTGGCGCCCTGCTGCGTTGACGTGCGCCCCATGCCGGCGACGGGAAGGAGTAGGCTCTCGTAGCCTGCTAGATCCGTGTACGGCAACATTTTTTGCTGTTGGTAGAGATTGAGCAGCGTATTGGGCGCGTAATCCCTGGCTTGTAAGTAGTTTTGCGCCCCCTGCGTGCCCTGTGCGTTGATCCCGAGCGCACTTTGATTGAGCCCCTGCTCGGCGCCTGCGGCATTGGTAAGCGCGCCCGCCGCCGCGAATTGGTTGCCAACGTTTTGGTTATATTGGTTCATGAGCAAGCCGCCCTCGCCCTGCGATAGGCCGCGCGCGAGCGCTTGCGAATTACCCGGCGATAGGCTCCGGCCGGCGCCGGCAAACTCCCCGTTGATCTGGTTGCTGATGTCCTGATTTAGGGTCGACAGCGCTTGCCCCGTATAGGGGTTTTTCATTGGGTCGAGATAGGCCCCCTGCGCGTAGGGCAACAGCGCGTTATTTGCCGTAGCAATCGCCGGCGCATTGCTCTTAAACCCAAACTCCTTATTGGCGACATTCGCGATGCTTTGCGTCCACGGATTACCCTGCGCGCTCCAATTTTCGAGCTCGGAAAACGCCTGATTTTGGCCCGGCGAAACCGTGGGAGGCGCCCCCAGCCCGCCGAGAAAGTTTTGCAGATAGGGGATTGCTGGCGCCCACGGATTAACCGTGCTCGTCATATCGGTCTTTGTCTTGCTACCGCTTTGGCTCCAACCACCGCCTAAGCTCATTTTGGGAATCCCTCGTATAGGTAAAGATTGTCGCCGAGATCAAGGATCGGCGCGGCTCCTTTATAAGCGCGTTCGAGCCCTCGGCGCCCCCAGAAGCGCACGCTGATACAGCCCTCGGCTTTGGCGTAGTCATTGATCGCTTTGCTGAGCGCCTTGCCCCAGCGCAAGATTTTCTCGCCACCCATGCGCGAGATAAGCAAGGTTTTGTGCTCGCCCCCCTCGAGGTAGAGCTCGGCAAACATGGCCGCGTGGCATCGGTGCGTTGCGTCCTCGAGCACGGCCCAAATCCATGCGCGATTTTTCTTCACGCTGTCGAGCATTCCCCGGAGCTCGAGCACCGCCTCGCGCAAGTCCGGTGTGAGCAGAAGTTGCCCCTTGATCAGCCATGGCTCGAGCAGCGGCCAAAAAGCGCCGAGCATGTCAGGAGGGATGCAGACGACTTCCATTTAGCTCTCTATCGCGTAATTGAAGGTGCGCCCCGTGGTTGCGCTGTTGGTGTGGTGAACCGTAAACGTCCCGAGCGCCGTCGCGCTGATGTAGCAATTTCCTGAAGCGAGCTCGGCGCCGGCATTGGCCGTGGTTGGCGTTATTGTGATGATGGATGTGAGACCGCAATTGGGAGCCGTCACGGTCGTTGTGGCCGCCGACGTGGCACAGGTAAACGTGCCGGCCCGGTTCGAGCGCCCGGCGAAAAGATCCCGGATCGAGGCGACGATGATCGACAGGTTGCGCTCTCCAGGTTGTGGGCAATATCCCGACATTATGCGTACCCGTCCGGTTGCACATCAGGTTGCACCCCCATTGCGTATGACCACGTGGTGCCCGATGGAATAACGATTTTGGCGCGTGCGTAGCGCGTCGATTGCATCTGGCCGACAAAGCCATAAGCATCCATGGCAACGGGTGTCGTATAGCTGCGCATCGCGCTTAGGGTTTCGCGGTATCCGATCGAGCCGTTGACGCTCGGCGCGTCGGTGATCGGGCGAAAGCCCTTGACGAGCAATCTCTGCCCTGATGGATCGCCCTGTTCCGCCGTCTCGAACGTGGCTGCGAGGTTTGCGCCCGTAAAGGTGCCGAGCGTGTTCGTGCTGTCGAACCCCATGATTGACGCAAAAATGACCGTCGCGAACGCGTCAAGCGAGGTTGTCATTGCGTCGATCGAGCCGCCGACCGTGCCGCCGCTCACATAGGCGTTGCTAAAGGTCGAGCCCTGAAGGTCAAACTGCGTGCCATTGATGACCGTAATAATCCACCAGCCACGCGAGGCGCCGTTATTGGCCTCTACAGTGCCGACCACGCCCTGAATAGCGACGGCCTGTCCGGTCGATAGCGTCGACGTGGAGGCAACGGATATACGGATAAGCCCAGCGGCACCCACCGCCCCAGTGATCGCGAGATTGCCCGGTGCTAAGAAGTCGAGCCCTTCGAGCGTGAGCGCCGGTTTAATGGCGTTTTCGATGAATTGCACATTGACAGCAAACGGAGACCACCGTTGCAGTTTATAATTGTAGACGAGCCCCTTATCGGCGTAGCTGCCGGAATTAGTCTGCGATTTGTAGACGAAATACACGAGGTTTTTCTGTGGATCTACAGCACCCTGACAGAATTGAAGATTGCCAAGGTCGATGTCAGCCAACACCGTTCTGTCGACTTTTTCCTGCCCGATCATTTGCACGTCGCCGTACAAATCACACTGAACGAAACCCATCGCCGACAAGAAAAAGATGAAGTTGGAAACGTTGATGATTGACCACGGTGCGAGCGCCCCGAGCGTGGTCCCGATCTTGAAAAAGTTGAAAATCACATCGCTGCCCGGCGAATACGTCATGGTCCTGATCGCCGCGTCCTGCACGACTATTCCGAGCTGGCCACCGACCACGCCGCGCACCACGCCGCCGTCTTGTAGATCTTGAAAGTCCGAGCTCGAGACGCCAGCCGTCCAATTGGTTAAGTCGTTGAGCCCGCTCCAAATCACCCGGTTTAGATTGCTGTTGAGGCCGGAAAGCACGCAAAAGCCCCCGATAACCGAGCAGTAGGCCGCTTGCGGAGGCGTCCCCGAGACGTCCGAGAACGCCGCGTCGGGCGTGGCAATATTGAATTTCTGCGGCGCCACATTCTGCTGGACCGCAACCACGAAATTGTTGAACTGACAAAAGTCCCAATTCGCGTCGGTATTGAGTGCCGTATACGGACCGCCGCCCTTTGAGACCTTGGACCACGTAAAGGTCGTGTTGTTGAGCTGGAACAAATCAACGCTCGTGCCGGCGAATATCGTTACCGTGTTTGCGGCATAGTCGCGCGCGCAGAAATAGCCGCGACAGGGAGCCCCGAGAGCGGCCGATAGGGCCGCGAGGCCAGGAAATGGCCCAAAACCGTCCGCCCTCGGGATTACGTTGAGGATGTTTTGCGTCAGCGCCTGGTTAAGGTCGGACACATCCGGCCGCCACTCGCCCCACCCGATGGTCTGTTGCGTCCCCGTCATCAGTAGCCCCAAGGCCTTACTTCGTAGTCGCCCTCTTTGTCGAGGTCATTTTGTCTGTGTTTGAGCTCGATGAATGCCTCGTCCGCGAGCTCCTTGAATTGCATCGCCTTGGTCGGGTCCATGATGCGCGGAATATGCATGTATAACTCGTATTTAGCGCGGCACCGGATTAAGTCCTCGGCGTCCGTCATCCAGATATTGCCGGTAACGGTGTCGTTGGCCGGCGCGGCTTGCGGGAATTGCCCCGTCACGCGCACCGTATAGGTTTGATCTGGCGTCGGATAAATGTATAGCTTCTGCTCGAAACACGTAAAACGATAGGGTTGCCCCACCGGATCGGTTGCCGGCGAGACCAAGTGGGACCATTCCATTTCCTCAGGCGGAAGGTCGATCACCCGGTAAGGCAATCCGCCGATGTATACGAACACGTGGTCAATTTTTATTATGCCCGGTATCCACGATGCATCATTGCTGCCGTAAATGTATTGCTGCGCGTTTAGCGTGAGCTGGTTATCCCTGCTCTCGTTAAAATATGCGCGTTCGTTTTGAAAGTATCCGATCGCCGTCGTGATCGCCGCGCGCACCTCGTTGACCAAATCGCTGCGCTCGAGCTCGTTCTGTATCCGGGCCACCATGTAACCGAGCGTGCCGGCCGTGTACGCGCTCAAATTCTGGAATTGGGTCGAGAGCGTGAGCTTCTGCGCCCACTGGTCGGCGAGATCGAGGTAGGATTTCGCCAAGGTCGGCTCCTTCATCACCTCGGCGTAGAGCTCGGCTTTGGCCCGGTTGCGGATGAGCGCTTCCGCGTCGTTCATCCACGGATTTCCTGTCTCGCCATCACTGGCCGGAAACGCCTGGAGTGACGTCGTATTGAAGGAATTGAAAGGCTGATATTTGTAGAACAGCAGCGCCGTGCTTATCGCGTTGGCGATATCCGCCGTGATATCCGATCGCCGGAGTTCCAGCGCGATGCGGCTTTTCATGTCGGCTTGGGTTGACACGCGCTTTTCTCTTTATATACGCGCGCACAGGGGAAGAGGGCGATTGCTCGCCCCCTCCTTATGCTTAGAAGTCGGCACTTGCGGAGATCAACCCCACCCCACCGCCGCCTTGCAGAATGATGCTATGAGCCGCAGCGCTAAGCGTCGCTGTAGATTTCAGCGATACCGCGTTGGCGTGGTGCGTGGTGTCGTTGGTGAGGCCGGTTGCTGCCGCAGCCGCCGCGCCGTCAACAACAACCTTGAACGATCCGACCGTTACCGCGCAAGTCGGAGCGGCACGCATCTGCACCGGCAAGGGCAACACATAGACCTGCGTGTTGGTGCCGGAGGGTACTCCGATGCAGACCTGAACGCCCGCGCCGGGCTCGTTGATCTGATAAAAATACCGCTGCGCGATCTCAAGTTCCACCTGCACGTCGCGGTGCTCGAACGGCGTTGCCGATGGTCCGATTTCAAGCTGGATACCGTTAAGCTGCACAAAATCATTCGCACCGGCTGTGCCCGATGGGGTCCACTGGAACACAACACCGACCTGCGTTGCCGCCGTCGACACGGTGCCGGTGAACACAAACCGCTGCATCGTGGTCGTCAAGGTAGCCAGCCCGGTAATGTCTGTAGCCTGCGCCGTCCACGAAGCCGCAAACATATGCGCCGCAGTGTCGTTGGTGCCGGTGCCCTCGACAACGAGCGCAGTCAACGCGCCGCCCGAATAGTTGGCGCCCGACTTGGCGTAGAAGGAGAGCGTAACCTGCTGCCCCTGACACCGCCAACTGTCGGCCGTCTCGAGCACCTGCCCCATCTTAATGACGGCAGTGTCTGCGTTGGCGTTCTTACGCTGGAATTTTAACGCGGTCGCAAACCCGGTGACGGTCGTATCCGCGACCGTTGACCAGTTGATTGCAGACGATGCGCCGCCCAGAAACGCCCAGCGATCCGGCCCGTAAGTCGTGCTGTTGCTGATGTCCGATACTTGCGACGTACCGCGCTGCATGGGATTGACGCCAAAATCTCCGCCGTCAATCAGGTTACGGAAGTTGGCTAACGAGCCGGTAACGTTCAGTGAGTCGCAAACTATTGCTGACATGTTAGGTCCCCGTATTCATATCGTTATCGTTCGAGAAAAACACGGTGACATAAGCCTTGCCCGTCGTCGCCGCCGCACCCGTTTGCGCATACGTATAAAAGAGCTGCTGATCAGCGCTAAGCTTGCCTAGATCTCCACCGCGATAGACGTAGGTGCTTTTCGAGGCAATCGCCGCGTTAACGTCGCCACTCTGCACAAGGTTGTTGTACGTGCTGGCGTTGTACCCAACGGTGATGGCGTTTGTGGCGCCCGCATTGAAGACCGTTGCGATGTAGACTTGCACGTAACTTATCAACGCGCCTTTCGGCAGATACACGGAAACGCTCGTCCCGGTTGCAACAGAAACGTCATTCCAGTTGATCGTGAATTGCAAGTAGTTCATGCCTTCGAAAGGCAAGAGCCTCGCAACGTTTCCTGCTGTGTTGGTAGCCATTGGTCAGATCCTCCTTATACGGCCGAATAGGTGGAAATGACTAATGCTCCGTGGTCCACAGAATTGTACACCGCTTTCTTCAGTCCCCAGATACTCCAGGCACTGACTTCCAGCTTTCTCTTGTGGTCCTTGAGCTCTTCATTCCACCGATACTTGTCGCCGCCGCTCGTCCGCGTACCAAAGGCGATGACTGCCGCCTGAGCTCCCAGGAGAACCGCGCGCCGGGTGTTCGCTACCGCCGTGGTTGGCGTACTTGCGTTGCAGCCCTGCGTGATGTCCTGCGACCGCCTGATAATGCAGCCGTTCCATTCGCCCATGCTGTTGTTATAAATCGGGCTTTTGGAGACCTCGGCGCCGGCCAATGCGGTCCTGTGGATGTCGAGCCATCCATTCGAGCCGGTATTGGTCCTTAGCTGAGTGATTTGCGCTTCGTGCAGGTACAATACATATTTAGCCTGCCCACCGAGCATCACTGGTCTGATCATATTGTTGCCAGACCTGGCATACTGGACCGCTTTGTCAACCAAGGCGACGGTGAAAGTATCGCCCGAGCCGATAGTTTGGTCCACCGTATTGGTTCCCGCCCAGATTTGCCGGATGTTGGTGTTTCCGTCACCAGATGGTGCGGTCGTTGCGTTCAGCCCCGTGTAAAAACTATCGGTCTGAGCGGTATTTCCGCACACGTGGTTTGTAAAACTGACGGCCTTGCGGTCCTTCCACCAGTTGGCCATCCGATCACGGCTTATCGCCCTGATGTCGAACGGCACGCGCTGCGCATCGATGGTGTCGTCGGATGGTACGCCTACAACGTGTCCGAGCTCGCCTATAAAAAGCGCGTCCGAGAAGGTGCTCAACGCCTCGCCGTTGCCGTCTGCGGCCATGCCTTCGCCGATGCCGCGGCCGGTAAGACGAGTGGCCAACGCGTACGTGACTTTATCGCCCTTCCCTTTGGTGGTCTCTTTCTTGATCTGGATGATTGAATTTTCGCTCTCGCCCATGAGGTCCGAGAGGTCGAGTGAAAGGCGCTCGGCCTTGGCCAATTGCTTGGCCCAAAGTTTTACGGCCAACGCGTCATTCACGCCATATGAGGCATACGCCATAAGGTGTGATCCTTGCGTCGTTTCGCAGTGAGCCCGGAGGCTCGGTTTCGGTGCGCTATCTAGCTGCGCCTGCGTTTAACGACACAAAGCCGGTGTGCGTAATTCCGGAGCCCGCTATCGGGTGGCCAGTCGTAAGGCGGTACGCGCCTGAATGTTGGGGGGATGCGTAGGCTACTGACTGATTTGCGACTCGCTGTCAACGATTATCTGCGATGTAGCCCTTTTTCTTGAGCATCCGAATTACGGTCGCGATCGCGCTTCTCTCTTTGTCGTCGCATGAGATAAAGACCAGATCGCGCATTGTGACGGTCGCCATTGATTTCATGTCAGATCCCCGCGCCGATCACGACACAAAAAATGGTGCCATGCGGGTGACCCCACTCTTTAGGTGGTGCACAGACGTGCGACTGCATATCCGGCGCCGAGATGTTGAGAACCTTGTCGGGTGGGACGTCGACCCATTCGCCGTCGAGCTTGACCTGTAGCTTCTCGCCGATCGTGCGATGCTCAGTCGGCCGGCAATCTGTGCCGTTACAACATGATTTTCCGAATTTGTCGTGCCACTGAGCATAAAAATCGTGGTACTCCGCGTGCCCCTGTCCGTGCACCCCCTGCGGGATGTGCTGCGGCGGTTCGGCTCGAGCCTTCCACGCTGGCGTGAGCGCGATCAATGCGCCCAGCACCACCAGCGCGACAATTGGCGCCAGCTTGTCGTCGTTGTCGTTCATCCCCCGCCCCTACCTCTTCAGCTTGCCTGCGCTTCGAATGATCTGCCGCACCCGTTGCGGTGTTATGTCGTAACGCTTGGCAATCGCCACCATCGTCTCGCCGCCCTCGTATGCGTCACAGATCGCCCGATTGCGCTTGGCGTTCGGTAATGGCCGATGACAAGTCGGACATTCCTCGAGGGTTTCGTACTTCCATTTCATGCCCGTACCTATTAGCGTTATAATAGGAACCTATTTCGATGCCATTTTCGGTCGTTTCTTCCGTACAGTGACAAACGGGCGCGGCTCTCTGATCTTCTTAGGAGTGTGCCCCGGCCCCCGTTCATGAACCCACGTCCGATTGAAGTGGCCCGCGCCGTACAGCCTTATAATGTCGACGTGCACCTGGCTCATTTGTCCCCCAGGAACTTGAGCTTGGGCAGCGATGGCTTGGGCCGGTTTTCATAGTCTCGCAGCCGTGCCGCGATTTGTCCGCCTCGAGAGCGAGCGGCCCGCGCTGCCACCGATTTGCGCTTAGAGTGCGGCCAGCCCCTCGGCATGTCCTCGTCATAGTCTCGAGGTCCGTCCGGCATCAAGAATTGCCGTTCGCGCATCCGCGGGGTCAGATCGCGCTGTGCGCGCGTTATCGCGACCTTATTGGCCCTCATCTTGTTCCTGAGATCCCAGTTCCACGATCGACCGCCCATCACATGCGCCCCATGTAGCGCTTTTCGTAAGCGAGTTGCCCGATGCGATCGAAATACGCGTCGTGCTCTTCCTCGCTCATATTCGCGAGTTGCTGCGCCGAGAGGAAATCGCCCCCCGACCCGTGCGCGTTCGAGAGCGACCCGCCAGCTTTGGCCATTTTCTCATTTATGCTGGCGATGCGTTGCCCTGCTGGCGTGTTCTCGACTTGAAACGACGTCGCCCCGCGTTGCATATCCTTATGTTCGGCCGGCGTGAAGGAGGGCGGAATTGCTGCCTTATCCCCCGGCTTGTAGCCGTAGATTTGCGCCATTTGCCAAACCGTTTCCGCTGGATTCCTCCCCTCGGCATAGGCCCGCGAGAAAAGAGCGTGCTCTTCTCGCTTCAGGATTTCCTCGCGAACTTCCTTCTCGGCGACGCCCTCGAGCTCGAGCATCTTGTGCCGCGTGCTAAGCAAATGCCCGACCGCCGCTTGAAACTCCGGTTGCTGCTGACCGTACGCGTGAATATCGCGGCCCCAGCGCTCCCATTGAAGCCTACGCGCGTCTTGTTCCCTGCTTTCCTCGTGGCGCTTGTCGGTTTTCTCGGCGTATTCCTTTTGCCACTTCTGCAACTGAGCGACTGCGCCGATGAAATCCACATTCGGATCAATCGGCGCCTCGGAATCATCGGCCGGCTTCCCTTCCGGCTTGCTCTCGCCCTCATAGGCGCGCTTGAGTATGGCCAACTGTTCGTCGGACCGGATTTTTTCCTCGCGTATGCGCGAGAGCTCGGCCTCGGCTCCCTTTCTGCGCTCGCGCTCGCTGTGGTACGTCTTGTGAGGTACGTACTTATTCGCAAAACGCCCGTTTGGCTGCCGAGCTCTGCCGTCTTCGTCGACGGTTATCTCGCCGTCCTCCGGCTCGTCTGGCTTTGCCTCTGGCTTGGCTTCTTCCTTGACGTCCTGTCTTGCTTCTGTCTTGACGTCATCATGACGCGCCGGCTCGACGGGCTCTTCACCCTTCAAGCCCTTCGTCATTTCGTCGAATGCGCGTTGTTCTTCTTCTGAAAATTCGTCATCGTAAACGTGTTTTTCCGTCATGCGGGCCCCTTATTGCATCGTCTTTGGTCCCGGTAGAGCCGATGCAATACGAGCGAGCGTCGCCGGATCGAGTTGATTTCTCACTGGCACTTGTCCCTGCCCCGCCATTGGTGGCTGTGGTGGCATGGGTAATTGTTGCGGGCTGTTGACGCCCTGCGGTTCGACCGCATAGGGCGATTGCGGAAGGATATTAGGCCCCGGCGCCGGAGGTCTGGTTATATTGGGTACAGCCCCCTGAGCAGGCAACATGTTAAGCAACCCGGCCTCGGCCTGAGCAGCCTGCACCGGCTGCACTTGCGCGCCTGCCTGAGCGATGTCGAGTATGGCTTGGCCGATATCGCGAGCCGCGGCTGCTTTTGCTTGCAGAGCGCCGGCCGCCTGCCTTGCTGTTTGGGCCTGTGTGTGCTCGATCTGGGCTTGCGCATGTTGCTGCCCCATTTGCATTTGCTGCACTTGCATTGGCGTCGGTGTTTGCAGCGCTTGCTTGAGCTCCGCGACCGCCTTCGTGGGCAATGGCGAGTACTCGAGGAAAATGCTGGCAATCTGCGGCGTCATGCTGCCTTTGAAAAACGGCGCCAGTTGCATGAGCATGGCCCACGTTTGGCTTTTGATGTCCGGCGACGTAGGCGCGTCCGATACCTCGATGTCGTATTCGCCCGCGGTGCGCTCGCGCACGAGCCGGATAGCCTGATAGCCCTGCTGCCCGACAATCCGCATGATCCGGCCATCGCTCAAAAAGTTTTGGATGAAATACAGCCGGATGCGCCCGACATTCTTTAAAAAGAGCGCTCGAGCGTCAAATAATGTGGCGAGTACTGTCATTCCGGCCTGTTTGCGTTGCGCCTCCAACACGCCCGGTTGCTCGCTATCGCGCAAGCCCATGAGCTCGATATTTACTCCGGACACGTCGTAAAATGCCTTGTTGCTCAAGTCCAGCATTTGCACAAACGGCGCTGCCAAACCCACACCGGGCTTTTGCATTATGCGATTTTCTCTGATCGCGCGGTCCTCAACGATCGTGATTGCGTCCGGCCTCGCGAAGGTCCGCTGCGCCTCTCTAATGTCCGGAAATGCGCCTCTTTCGGCGAGTATACCGCCTTTAGCCGTGGTATTTAGGATGTGAATTATTTGGGAGAAAAGTTTGTTGACCCACATCTGAGGATCGCGCAACAAGCGAACCAAACCGTGCCACACGCCCTTACCCCTGTGGAGCTCCCCAGTCATACAGGAAAAGCTAAAGGTGTCCGGCACCGGCGCATCGCCCACACATATTATCTTGCTGCCGACGAACGCCTGCTTGAACACCTTCCGCACCTGTTTCGCGTGCGGTATTTCGCCGGGATATCCGGTGTCGGCCGCGTGCTTCTTTAAGGCCGTGAATTGGTCCTTGTCGAGTTGCATCTCTTCGCCGGTCGCGGGATGCGCAACCCGAAAATAGGGTTCTCTTTCCCACCACTGCACTTGAACTATATGCACCTCGGTATTCGGATCGAGTTGAAACGCGCCGTCTGGAGCGTTGGCATTGCCGTGGCCCGTTTTTAACCTGACTTCTTCGTAGGGTTTGACCGCCCTTTGATCGACACCGAGCGCCCACGTCGCATCAAGATCTTGGTCAGGTACATTCTGTCCGCCAAGGCTGTCGGCAAGAGCTCGCGCGTCCTCGAGGCGCATCTTGCGAACGCGATAAATGCGCTGGCAGTCCGCCAAATTCTTCTTTTTCGAGGTTCTATCCCAGTACATCTCGATAGGATCGAGGGATTCCTCGAGGTACATGCCGTCCGGATCTTTTTCGAAATCAATCCTTGCTTCTGTATTCGAAGTTATTATATTACCTGCTATGAATAAACCTAATGAGGTTCCAACATCATGGACGGGGAATTTATCAACGAACTTGACAACCCGACGCTTAATCCGCGTCATAAACTCCGGAAGTATGCAGTTACTACTGCGGAGCTTGCTAAACTCTATTTCGAGGATGGGCTTCCAGTCGCGAAAATCGGGAATAAATTCGGAATATCTGCTACATGCGTTGCTTGGCGCTTGAAAAACGCGGGATTCACCCTCCGACAACATCACGGAGGAAAACCTATCGGCGTTCCCACTTCGGAATTGGCCCGATTGTACTTTGAAGAAGGGCTGTCCGCATTGCAAATTGGAGAGCGGTTTGATCTTAATTCCGAAACTATCCGGCGACGGCTCAAAAATGCCGGGCACACACTGCGGAACATAATTGACGCCCGCCAACTGAGGGCGTGGCGAATGACCCCAACCGATCGAAAGCTGGTTTATGGCGGAGTTGATCGCATGACCAAGCACGCCGCCAGTAAAGAGATCAGAGCCAGTGCGCGTAATAAGATCCCGCCAGGTGAGGCTAAGTTGCTTCAATTGTTGCACGCGCGCGGCATAACGGAACTTACGGCTCAAAAGGCGGTTGGCATATACAATATGGATTTTGCTTCCGGCGCCGTCGGAATTGAAGTCATCGGGGGTCGTAATAAACCTCAGGGTTTCGCGTCCAGTGCGGAACGCATATATTTTATCCTTAAGTCTGGTTTCCACCTTGTCGAATTGCTCTACAGGGAACCCGCCGACCCGTTCGAGGAAAGCGCTGGTGATGAGATTGTCGCCTTCATCGACAGCATACAGAGGCTTCCACCCTCTATCCGTGAGTACCGGATGATTGGGGGTTCCGGTCAATTGCTTGCCGTTTTCCAAGTCAATTTGAATGACGCTTCCTGAATAAAGACGCGTCGTTGCAAAATGGGTGTTTGGCAGGCGTACCATCGCGTCGTCTGACAAACACCAGCCCATGCCGCACGTCGCGCAATCGCGAAACGCCGTGCTTTGGTGGTCTTCAGCATCGCACTGCTGCCCCATCCATTTTGAGGCTTGCGTGAGGTCTTCATTTAGTAAGACTTGGCCCTCGTCTGTGCCCCTCGGAAGATAGACGATTTCATGTCTCCCGTTGACCTCCAATCCCGCAACCATTTTTAGGAAAGTCGCGGTTTTATTCATCGTTATGGGTTGCCTTTTTTCGTCTTTGACCATCCTATTGTATGAGTTGAGCTCCCACTGATCGCCGGCCACGAAGTCGAAATCTTTGCGCGCCTGGTCGCGCCATTCCTCCGAGTGCGCGGCGTCCCTCAAAAAGTTGTCTTTGATCCAGAGATAGAGCTCGTTTTCGCTCTTTTTGCTCGGCTGCTGCACGGGAACGCGCGGCGCGCCGGCATCCTGCTGGCTGTCCTCTTCATAGCTCGCCATCGTTATGCCTCGCCGCCTGCTAGCAGGATTGAGATTTGATAATTCGGCCCCCAATCACAATTTTCTTTGCCTTCGATTGTTGGGGAATTGGTCGTTGCCACCGTCGCGCTCACGCCCGGCCTTGAGATTTCGTAATGGATTACCGACCCCTTCTGTACCTCTATGCGCAGCACTCGCGAATTAGCCGGCGCCACGCTCGAGACCGTTTGCGCCGTACCGCTCGCGGTGATAGCCGCGCTACCAAGATACGGCTCCTGAAAAACATAGGCCGCATTGGTCGCGAGCTGGTTATTCGTCGCCCAAGTGATTGCGCTCACACCCGCATAGGAGAACAGTCGAACCGATGCCGTCATAATGCCCCCTTAGACCGGGTTGATTAGCAGTGTCACATCAGCAGTGGCCGCGCTGCCCTTGGCTGTCTGTGTACGGAAGTATAATGTCGAGTTGTTCAAGCTCATGGTGCCTTGGTTATTAATCGTGGGAAACTGCAGGTTGTTGTTGGTGCTTTCCGACGCCGTATTGATCGTGCACGCCGTTCCTGATGTCACGAGTGCCGTTCCGCCACCCGCAGCCGCTGTGAATAGACCGAACGTGCATTGCGTGGACGCGCTTAGGTCAACCGAGGCGTGATCTATGAACAACGCGGAGATGCGGTAGCGAGTGAACCCGGTGGGCAGAGTTATCGTTATGGGATTGTCGTTATTGGCGCTGTTGAAATTGACCGCCGTCAGCTTGATGGCAATCGAGGTTGTGTAACTCGTGCTGCCCAGCTGGGCGATGCTGACCGAGCCGGTCATATCACTGAGATCCACGTCACGCTTGAACGCCAGCCAGCGCTGCTGCGTGCCGTCATAGACCACGTCGCAGGCCTGATTGGCCAACAGCGTGATGTTGGCGCCCGTCACGCTCAGGAAACGGTTAGCCGCCGTACTGTTGGTATCCTGATGTGTCAGAACGATCGGATTGGAGCCGTTATTGACGATCAGGTGCCATTCGCCATCGCTCTGCGTGGTCGCGAACGCGTTCTTGATGAGTAGGCCGGTGATGTTGCGTGAGGCGTCGGTGTTCCAGAGCTGTAAATAGGCGCTTCCGTTCCCTGCCCCTGGGGCGTAGTCATTCTTGTTAGCCGTGATCTGCGCGGGCCGGTTCGGCGACGCGAACATGACGTAGTTGTCGGTACGCAGTGTCGAGTCATCGATAGAAGTAATTCGCTGCTTGGGGTAGTAGACGTAAGGACTTGCGCTGGCGAATGTATTCTCAATATCGATGACGCTGGTCCATTCGTTAGCCCCGTCCTGGGATATGGACTTCATGACGGATCCGGCAACCGCCATCCAGCCTGAGCGGTTAAAGTAGCATTCGCGCACCGTATACTGTAAGCCCTGGCCCGTGCCGTCGATGACGCCATTGGCGGATTCGCAATTTTCTATGACGGCGCTGCAACCGTTCATGTAGCAGAAGTTGCCGTTGCTGCCAGCGTTGTGTTTGACGCCCGTTATCACGACGCTGTGCCCGGCGGACTTGAAGAAGTTGGTCGAGGTGCTATTGCAGCCATCGACCGTCATGCGATTGCTGTCAGTTGCCGTTACCTCAATGTCGTAGTTGGTGTTGGTGATAAAGGTGCAGCCCTTGATAGACCCCACTCCTCCGTTCACGACCTTGATGCCGTCGCCGCAACTGTCGAAACTGCAATTATCGACCACAGTACCGGTAGCGGCATTGTACATGGTGGCGATGCCAGCGACGGCGCAGCCAGCGAAGCGACAATTAACGAATGAATTTTCAGAGCCGTCATTGGCTGAATTGGCGATGCGCACGCCATAGTCGGCACTAGAGAAGATGCAATCGTAAAAATGGTTTCTGCGCAGCGGGCCGGAAACGATGCCGTCCCAGTCGAGGTCAAAGGCTACCTGGCCAGCGCCCGTGCCGCCGCCAGCGAAGCCTATACCCTCGATATGCATCCATTGGACGCCATTGGCCTTAAAAGCCGTGCCGGTAGTTACGTTAATGAACGAACTGTGCGGGCCAGCTCCGACAATACGCCCGGCATCGACAGTGGTGATGGTGATCGGCGCCGTGGTATTGTAATTCCCGGGCGGAAAATACAGGATGCTGTAGCGGGTGATGTAGCCGCCGGTTTTGAAGCAGAAATCCGCTGCCTTCTGGATCGCTACCGTATCGTCGTTTGAACCATTGCCGGTGGCGCCGAAGTCCTTAACACTGACGATATGCTCGGCCCCAACAGTGCCGAAGGGCTTACTGTAACAACCAACAAGCGGCACCGGCACGATCGGGAAGATGCCGCCAGAGTTGCCGCCGTTGTTAAGTGTCATTGAGCCAGGCGTACCGTTAGTTACCGTGGCAACGCGTGTCTGCGTGCCGTAATAGCCAACGGCTCCTACCTGATCTCCGGCGGCACCATTCGCGTCGGTGGCGATAAACATGCCGACTGGAATATCGCTGGCGACGCCACCGGCATAGCCATCGCCACGATGTACGTTCGAGACGGTCGTGCTGTTCGGATCGAAGGTGCCCCAATAGAGCGACTGCGGGAAAATGTACCCGCACTTTACGAAGTACTTTTGGCTATTCGAGATGGTGGCTGTAGGCTTGTAGGTATTGTAATTCGGCGCCGGAAAGAAGAAGTTGTTCGTCTGCTT